TACTCCATCATACTCTTCATAAAATCAAGCCACTTTTGAGCATCTTCTCTTGTGCGAAAGCATTGTCCATTTTCAGCAAGCCCTAAATCACTATCCTCTGTCTCGCAAAAATTAACACTCTCAATCCCATTTTCGCTAAAGTAGAAATACTTATCGCCGTCTATAGGGTAGAAAGGCTTAGGTAAATCCTCAATGCTAATCTGTTTCTTTGGTTCTTCCCACATTGCGATTATGTCAGATGCATTATCAATGCCATCTTTATATGCTCTTCCATTTATATTCCAAAACATATAAGGGACTTCAATTATGTTATACGCTTTAATAATATAACCATGTAATGGAAATTTGATTTCTCTACCGTTATCAGAAACATAGTAATCAGGCGTTTTATAACCAATGTAAGCCTTTTTCCCGTTTCTCAGCATCACTGGCTCACCATTTAAAGCCGCATCTAAGTTAAATTCTTTTATTTTCTTTCTCCTCAATTATTAATAAGTTTATCCACCTAGATAAGGTTTAGGACATTCCCAAATGTAATTTTTAAACTCGATGCATTTATCTAAAGTCAACTCACCTTTTATGATTTCGAGCTCCTGGTTAAATTCTTGACCCCATTCGAATCCATAAAATCTAAAATCAACGTTAAACTTTTTACTTAATTCAATCATTTCAGGTGGACTTAATACCCAAGCAGCTGAGATTGGAAAGACCACGATACACCCATCCTCCGACTCATATCCCTCAATGATTTCATTTGAGTTGTCGCAAAAAACACGTCGAGCCCCTTTGATTGCTTGCTCTCTAATGTTTTTGATTTCTAGCGTGCCAAATTCGTCGATTTCAAATTCGCAACCATCAATACATTCCGTTAAAAATTTCGTTATATCGTTAGTTTCACCTCTAATTTTTAAGTCTCCTACACACCAATTTGGCATAATTTACTCCTCCAGTAGTTTACTTATATAAATTTCCCTAAAACAAAAGGCGCTCACTCGGAACGCCTATTGGATTTGTTAAATTAGTCTAACGTTTTCATATTCGCTATTAATTTCATATAGAACATTGATTCTATTCTTAGCGATATAATTCCCATTTTTATGTTTTCCAACAACCTCATAGCCATCTTTGAATAAAGCACTATCCCAGATGACTTTTAAATTTTCTTGGTAAACCTTTTCTAAAATTTCTTCTCTTGATAGATTCTCGGAATTCATACTATCTTCTCAATATATTAGGCACCTCAATCACCAATATTTGCTCTGGTGATATTTGTTTATATTTGAGCCAGTATCGAACAATTTCATCCGCTTCTTCTCGGCTAACTGTTCGTCTGGAATCAATTAAAACTCTCCAATCTTCTCTGAATTGCGCCTCTATGATAATGTACCGCCCATTATCTATGACTTGAGCGCTCTGCTTGATTGCTCTGTACTTATCCTCAAGAAACATAATCCGAACCTCTTAAAATTAGCCATACTTTTACGTTAAAAAAGAAAGCCTCTTCCGATAACTTTCTTTTTTGGTACCTGTCAAAAAGAATGACGGCATAGAGAGCAATTAGATAAACAACCATCCAATCCAGCACCATATCAATCACCCGCTTTATGGTTTACCTTTGCCATATTAACCACTGGCAAAACATCAACAAGTGGTCGAGAAATATTGCAATCTCGTTTTGCGTTGCGATTTTTGATTGCCCACTCTTTAAAATTTTGTATTTCTTGTAGAGCTAATTTAGCATTGTTAGGAGATTTACAAAGAGCAATAATATCCTCTCGGCTTTCTCCATCGAGTAAAATCCAGTATTCTTTTACTGTTCTTATCGCAAATTTAGCTGTACCACGTGTTGTTTTAAGATGCTCAGATACAAAACAATAAAAGGTGCATTTAAACAACGAATAAGGAATGCTTACATTAATCTCATTCATTTACACACCTATTTACCCTGTAGAGCAAGGAACTCACTTTGTTTAATTTCGGTTAGGTATTCTGGTATTTCTGGGAATTTATCACCGCCAAAATCCTCTGATTTTTCTGGTATTGATGCGATAAAGTGGTCACTCGCAACGCCACATACCGACACATAACCAGTACGTGCGCCAATCACCCAGCAAGTAAGTTTTAATTTTCGCAACATAAAATCATTAAAGCTTGGATATTGATTTAAAATATCTCTAATGCTTTGAATCTTAGAGTTAAATTCCTTACCGGCTTTTGTTCTGCCATTGCCAGTGATGACAACTTTCTCATTTTCAACTATTTCAAATTTATAGGTCTTATCCTCTTTTATTTTGGCATATTCAAGATTATCTAAACTACAAACAATACCCCATATACTACTTTCGCTCCCTCTCCATCCTTCATAAAATGGGATAGTGTCAAAAATAGCGTTAAGTTTTTTATCTCTGACATCTCTATCTTTACGCCATTGCTCATCTAATGATTTAATAGGCTCAACGCTTAATGCACATTTAAAATATCTAAAATTTGGCTCCATTATTATTCCCCTTGTTCTTATCTGTGTAATTAATTAGTTCACGGATTTTCTCACGCACAAGCT